CAAAATTGGTATAGAGCTAAGCAGGAAATAATGTTGAGTCAAGTGAAAGTGTCTTCCATTATCAAGTTTACAGAGTTGGAAAATTTGATAAATAAAAATACTTTTCACGTCGTAAATGAAACTACTAAAGAACGTTTGTGTGGTTTCTCCCCTAAGAATCAATTTATTCTGTTACCTAACCATTTTGTTGAGAGGAGTATTGGTCACGTTCTTGAGTTGACTAAAGTACCCCATTCTTCAAGTCCTGGGAATGCTAAAGTAAAGATTTGTTTACAGCAGCAGAGTATTTTCCGTATGCCAGGTGATTTGTGTTTGATATATGTAGCGCAGTTGATGGACCACATGCGTACTAAAGATCTGGTGAACTATTTTCCAGATGCTATTATTCATGACAATTGTTCAGGACGCCTACTGTGGAAAGATGCAGAAGGAAATCCAGTCTCTTTTGATGCTACTGATATAGTGTATAATCCAAAGTGTAATATTGAGCGAGTACCTCTTGGGCAAGAACCACAGTCCCCTTTTGACGGTTACGCTTATTTTGCGCGAACTTTTAATGGGTTGTGTGGAGCTGTGTTGGTAGACCACACCCATAAGAAGAGTAGTATCATGGGATTGCACATTGGAGGTAGGGACCTCGATTCGACCGGACACGCCTGCGCTGTACTGAGGAAGGATGTAGAAAAAGGAATTTCAAACTTTAAACATTGCATGGTCGAACAACAAAGCTCAGTGTCTTTGGAGTCTTATGGGATAGAACTATTTGATCCCGCTGTTTATAAGAAAAACCCTGTTTTTGACACAGTAGATAGAATTGACCACGTTGAAGTAATTGGTACTCTTAAAGCAAGAAAAACTCCAGTAAGTAAGGTTGTGAAAACTCCGATATGCGATGATGTACGCAAAGAATTCAAGTTGGAAGTGGATTGGGGTGCTCCATCGTTTAAGCACGATGGAGACAAACGTCATGGAGTACGGAGTTTGTATAAAGTCTTGAGTACTAAACAAGTATTGAAACATCCTGAATTACTACAGAAAGCTGTCACTGACTACAAATCGAGAGTAACGTCTGCACTTGAAAGAGATCTGGATTTTTGGAAAAGTCAAATCCATATATTGGATGACGGTCAAATTGTGAATGGTACAGGAGTGAAGTTTGTTAATGGTATGAACATGTCTACGAAGTTCGATGCGCACTTGCCTGGCCCCAAAAGCAATTATGCAAAGCAAGATGTTAACGGGCAATGGCATTTCGATGAGTTTGTTTGGACAGAGTTTAAGGCGCGCGAGGAGTTGATGAAACAAGGCTTTTTGTCGTATGAATTATTGCAACAATCCCTAAAGAATGAAGCAACGCCAATGGCGAAAGTTGAATTGGGTAAGGTCAGAAGTTTCTTTATGTGTGGTACTCCTTTTCAAATGATTCTGCGGAAGTATCTTCAGACTACGTGTAGGTTCTTTTGTTTGAATACACCTTGGACAGAGTGTGCAGTTGGAATTAATCCTCACAGTAAGAGTTGGGATCGCCTGTTTGAGGAAGTACTGAAGTTTCGAAGGCTGATTGCGACTGATTTTAAAAACTTTGATCTCACTACGCTGTTTGATGTACTTTCCGAAGCGTTGGACATTCTATTTTTCCCGCGGCGTTATGTAGCAGAAATTTCTGAGCAGGAGAAGAATGTTCACAAGTGTATTAAACATGCTATTCTTTTCGCGTTGTGTGATATAAATGGTGACGTGATGGTTTTGCGTGGGATTATCCCTTCTGGTATAAACTTGACATCTATATTGGGTTGTGTTGTAAATTCCTTGAATTTTAGGATGGCTTACTATTTACTCAATATATCATCACAGAGTTTCCACGAGCGATGTATTCTGAGAACATATGGCGACGATTCATTCGGTTCTACAAATGATAAAAGATTCTCAGTTAGAAACATTCTCTATGCTTTTTCCGTTATTGGTATATATGCTACGGATGCCCACAAAAACACTGTGTCTACCGTTGATTTTTACGATGTTGATGATATAGAATTTTTGAAAAGAACAGGGAGATTTGATGCGGAATTTGGCGTTAGGGTAGCGCCACTTTTGGAAGGGAGCAGGTTTAAAATGCTGTGTTGCCATGTTCCCACAAAAACAATGACACTAGAGGCTGTTACAGGACAGTGTGTCGACAATTTCCTGCTTGAAACTGCGTTCCTCGGCAGGAAA